GTACAAGATGGGTGAACTGCACTCCGGCAAAGGCGGTAAAGTGGTGAAGAACCCTAAACAAGCCATTGCTATCAGTCTGAGTGAGGCGGCAAAGGTAATGCGTAAACGCATGAAATGATTAAGCGCGGCAAAGAGTCCTTCTCGGGGTACAACGCCCCAAAGAAAACCCCATCTCACCCTACTAAGAGTCATGCGGTGCTGGCAAAGAGTGGGGATGAGGTGAAGCTGATTCGTTTTGGTCAGCAAGGCGTAAAAGGCTCACCGGACGGGACAAAGCGCAACGAAGCATTCAAAGCCCGACACGCTGACAACATCGAAAAAGGCAAGATGAGTGCGGCATATTGGGCCAACAAAGTAAAGTGGTGATGGCATGGACTACATCCGACCGACCCCGAGAAACCCCATTTATGGGCTATTGGCTGACCAACTAGAAAAGCTGTACTCCCCAACCCAAACGCAACAAATGCAAGGGTTGATGAAGTTTTTGATGGTTCCGGAAGTGTCAAAGACAATGAATCTGTTGGCCTACGGGGAACCGCTGACAACGGGCGCGGGTGGCATTGGCGGCACTACGATGATAAAGCCGGAAGTCTTAGATGCTGCAATGGCTGTGGCTCCATTGGCTCCGGTAGCTGGTCGGGCGGCAAGGGGTACGGCTCGGATGGTCGGGAAAGAAATGGCAGACCGATTGACCGCTGGCAGATCAATGCCATCAAGTTTGCTGGAAATATCACCAAGAGGGGAAATTTATGAAACAGCCCAACAAGGCCCGTTCTACCGAGTCGCTCGAAAGGGTGAAGGCGACACTAGCCGCCTTACAAAAGGAATACGGGAACAAGGACAAGAGTATTCCACCGCCGACCGCGGAGGAGTTGGAGGAGATGTTTCAACGAGACTATCGAATGATGCGATCAAGGCAGAGTTAAAGAATCCGAGCAATTTTGTTCGACAGTCTGCCAATCAATACACAGAATCGGCTATTGGTAGACCGTATGAAACCCCAAACATACCGGAGAGTTCACTTGCTAAACAATCCGGCATTGGTCGGGTCTTTGAGTTGGCACTAGAAGAATCTCCGGCATACAAAAAAGCGGTGTTTGATTCCTATGTGAAACAAATGCCCGAAGTCATCGAAAAAAGTGGGGCCAAGAATTACGATGATTTGATGGAAAAAGCATATTTGCAATTGTCTAAAGAGACTGAGCAACAATTTAACAGCCTTCCGGTGAGTCTGTCTTTCCACAAAGGTGGAGAGGGTCAGTATGCAAGCAGTAACGAAATGCTGCAAGACATATTCGGAAACAAGCATTTGTATGTGTATCAAGGCGGGAGTCCGCACGATTTCCTAAATAAAGTAGATAAGCGGACTGGCCTAAACTCAAATGAGATGTTTAGGGCGACCCATGACTTCTATGGGCATGGCGTACAAGGCAACCAATTCGGGCCAAAAGGTGAGGAAATAGCATTTGCTGTACATGGCAATATGTATTCTCCATTGGCAAAAATTGCAATGACAAGCGAAACCCGCGGTCAAAACAGTTTTGTCAATTACACGCCTATCAATGCTGATCTGAAAGCGCAGATCAACAAATTTAACGAAGAAATCTACTATGCCAAGCGCAGAGGTGATACCGCGGCTGTAGATACATTTGAGAAGGCAAAGCAAGACGCATTTCAAGGATTCGAGTTTGCCCCGCAAAAATCGGTGCTGCTCCCTGCTGATTACCTCAAAACAGATTTTCAAGGTGGAGTGCCGGATTACATAGCCCCACTGATAAAACCAAAAGCCGGAACAACAACAGAGTCAGCACTTACTCACTACAGCACACAGCCTAATTTGACTGAGACTGACCCAACACGGTACGGGACGGGTATTGCAGGTGAAGAACTACAAAGACTGATGTACAACCCCGGCGCGGTGACAGACAGAACATACTTTTATGCTGGTGAACCCGGCTCAGTGAGGCCGGAATTAGGCTTAGGCCCATACAGATACCGCGGTGAATCCTCCGGTTTGTATGATGTTGCACAAGACCCATTAGGTTTGCGGACATTGGCCGCGGAGTCAAATCGCGCACCTTGGACATCACAAGTGAACCCCGGTGTTTCAACTGGTGGGTTTACAGATGTTGAAAGAATGGTCAAAGAATACGGGTATGAAGGGCTGCTAAACCCCGAACTGTCTTTGCCTACTGCCATCATGTATAAGCCGACTCCGGTACAAATGGGCGGTTTCTTGCCACTCGGACTATTATCAGACGAAGAAGTAAGGCGCAGATTGGATGAAGAACTCGGTCTGTTAAACTAAGCACTCACCAACAAGCCATAAGGAATTGGTAATGCAAAAGCAAGCAGTAAAAACTAAATTAGCCCAAATTAGTGTGGGTGCTATATGAGTGGCGTAAGACACGGCGGCAGGGGCATAGGAACGCCAAATAAGGCCACATCTGAGGCAAGACAAGCCATAGCAGCCTTTGTAGATGGAAACGCTTGGCGGCTCTCTATTTGGCTCGACAAGGTAGCAGAGGGCGACCCCGTTCACGACATAAAGCCAAATCCCGCAAAGGCATTTGAGTTATTCCAATCAGTAGTGGAGTATCACATTCCCAAGCTGGCAAGGACAGAACTCAGCGGAGACGCTAACAATCCCATTGAAATGAAAGTCACATGGGCGCAACCGCCATCGTAATCCCATACTCCCCAAGAAAAGAGCAATTGCAGATTCACACTCTGCTAGACGCTAAACGGTTCGGGGTGGTGGTGGCCCATCGGCGCATGGGAAAGACTGTCTCAGCGATAAACCATCTGATTAAAGATGCGGTGACCAACCAAAAGGAAGCACCGAGATATGCCTACATTGCCCCAACATACGGGCAAGCCAAACGGGTGGCATGGGATTACCTCACGAAGTACGCAAGACCGTTAGGCGGTACAGAGAACATATCCGAGTTGCGGGTGGACTTTTGGAACCGCCGGATTCAGCTATACGGGTCAGACAATCCCGATTCACTGCGCGGTCAGTATTTCGATGGGGTGATTCTTGACGAGATTGGCGACCAAAACCCAAAGATATGGACAGACATAATTAGGCCGTCATTGGCAGACAGACTCGGGTGGTGTTGCTTTATCGGGACTCCAAAGGGCCACAACCACTTTAAAGACCTCAGAGATCGGGCAGAAACTGAGGATGGGTGGGGACTTTTAGAGTTCAAAGCCTCCCAAACAGAGGTCTTGACCATCACAGAACTAAAGGCGGCTCGGGTGGAGATGGGGGACGATAAGTACCTTCAAGAGTTTGAATGCTCGTTTACCGCTGCGGTAGAGGGTTCCTATTACGGTCAGCTACTGAACGATTTGGACGAAAAGAACCACATTCAAGAGATTCCCCGTGATGACCTCTGTAAGACAGTGACTGCATGGGACTTAGGAATGGGCGACTCGACCGCGATTTGGGTGGCTCAGATAGCGGGTTCAGAAATCAGACTGATCGACTTTTACGAGAACAACGGGGTCGGACTCGACAATTATGTGAATTGGTTGAGGCATAATGGGTGGGACAAAGCCGAGCAAATCCTACCTCACGATGTACAAGTGCGGGAACTCGGGACGGGGAAAAGCCGACTAGAGGTTTTAACCGATGCTGGATTAAACATTCGTGTAGCCCCGCGCATGGGGGTCGATGATGGCATCCAAGCGGTACGAAGGCTTCTCCCGCGATGCTGGTTCAATGTGCCAAAGGTCAAGCAAGGACTAGACGCACTCAGAAACTACCGAAGGGATTACGATGAAAAGCGAAAAATCTTTTACGACCGACCACTCCATGATTGGAGTAGCCATAGTGCTGATGCTTTCCGCTACTTGGCAATTGGTCTAAACGAAACTACCGGTTGGTCAAAGATGCCCACAAATAATGTGAAATGGATTGTGTGATGGACGAAAACAAACTCAAATCAATCATCGATGCGGAGATTTCCAACAGTCTTGGCTATTTGGAGACCGAAACCACTGAACAGCGTAGGGAAGCACTGCAAGCCTATTTGCGTCAACCATACGGCAATGAGGTAGAGGGCAAGTCTCAGATTGTCACGGGTGAAGTGGCAGAGGCCGTAGACGGTTCTCTCCCGTCATTGGTGCGAATCTTCTCGGCAAGCGATGAGGTGGTTAGGTTTGAACCCCGTGGCCCAAACGATGAGGCCGGAGCAAAGCAAGCCACCGAGTATGTGAATTGGGTATTCAATCGTGACAACGAAGGCGTGATTATTCTGCACGATTGGTTCAAGGATGCGCTTCTCCAAAAGGTCGGGGTTGTCAAAGCCTATTGGGAAGATAAAGAAGATGTCATCAAAGAAAAGTACCGTGATCTAACTGAGGACGAACTTGCCATGCTGATGAGCGATGGCACGATGGAGATCGTTGAACAAGACACACAAGAATTCGATCAGATGACCCCAATGGGGCCGGTAAAGGTCAAGATTCATGCTGTGACCGTATCAAAGAAACAAAAGACGGGCCGTGTGGTGGTTGAGAATGTACCTCCCGAAGAATTCCTAATCTCTAAGAAGGCTCGGAGAATTGAGGGTTCTCCATTCGTTGCCCACCGTAAACTGATGGTTCGCAGCGACTTGATCGCAATGGGCTTTGATGCTGACATTGTGGACGGGCTTCCTTCTAGCGACTCACTGACCTACACACCGGAGCGACTCGTTAGGTTCTCCAATGGTGAGCAACCGGATGACTCCACAAGCATGGATGACTCAATGCAGAGTGTGGAAGTGTTTGAGTGCTACCTACGGGCAGACATGGACGGTGACGGTATCGCTGAACTGCGACAAGTGTTCTATGCTGGCAACGAGATTTTGTCAGATGAAGAATGCGACTATGTGCCATTCCACTCGATCTGTCCGATTCCAATCCCGCACAAGTTTTTCGGTCAATCATTGGCTGATCGGACTACAGACATTCAGCTACAAAAGACGACTATCACCCGTCAGATTTTGGACAACCTCTATCTGACAAACAATGCTCGTGTGACTGCGGTTGACGGGCAAGTTAACTTAGATGACTTGCTGACTGCTACTGCGGGTGGTGTGGTGCGGATTAAGTCTCAAGGCGCGGTGCAACCATTACAAGTGCAACCCGTTGCTGGACAAGCCTTCCCGATGTTGCAGTATCTTGACTCTGTGGCCCAAAAGCGCACCGGAGTGACAGACGCTTCACAAGGGCTAGACCCCGCTATTTTGCAGAATGTGACTGCTGCTGCTGTGGCATCTATGCAAGCGGCTGGTGCTGGTAAGGTCGAACTGATCGCACGAATCTTTGCGGAGACGGGTGTTAAGTCTCTGTTTAAGGGGATTTTGCATCTTCTCTGTAAGTATCAAGACAAGCCCCGCATTGTGCGGATGAGAGGCTCGTATGTGGCCTTTGACCCGCGAGAGTGGACGAATCAGTACGATGTGGACATAAATGTGGGTCTCGGTGCTGGCAACCGTCAAGAGCAAATGGCGATGCTTCAAATGGTCTTGCAGAAACAAGAGCAAGTGTTGGGACAGATGGGGCCATCCAACCCATTGGTGAGCATGGGTCAGTATCGGAACACGCTCGGTCGGATGGTGGAAGCGGCAGGGTTCAAAGACAGCGCAGAATTCTACAAAGCCATTCCTCCGGAACTCGATCAGCAATTGAGCGCACCTCCTCAACAGCAAGCCCCTCAGATGACTCCGGAAGCACAAGCGGCAATGGCAAAGGCTCAAGCGGATATTCAGAATCAACAGATGAAGGCACAAGCTGATATTCAGTTGGCAAGGGAGAAGGCTGCGGCTGAAATGCAGTTACAGCGCGACAAGTTCCAAGCTGAAATGATGTTCAGAAAGCAAGAGTTTGAAGCAGAGGCCCAATTGAAAGCAATGAAGGTAGGTGCAGGGATTACCTCAAACATTGAGATACCGGGGTAAAGCATGGGTTTCTTTCAAAATCCATTTCAAGCGGTTCAAAATTTTATCGCTGCTCCGGCAACGGCAGTATCCCCATCGACAGACCCAACAATTCAAATTAGCAAAGACTTAGCCCAACTAGACAAAGATTTAAGCCTATCCCAAAACGCCCCCTTATTGGCGGCAATCGCAGTCAGTGTGGCGATGCCGGGGGTCGGCTCTGCCATTGGTCAACAAATGATAGCGGCGGGTTTGCTTCCGGCGGCTACCTCTGCGGCTGTGGCCTCTGCAATTGGTACGGGTGTGGCTAACGCTGCTCTACAAGTCGCACAAGGCAAATCAGCGGAGGATGCCTTAAAGGGTGCTGTAGTCGGTGGAGTGGCGGGTTTTGCGGGTGGTCAAGTTGGTGACTATTTGGTGGCTGACCCCGGCGCGGTAAAGAGTTTTGTCTCAAGCACTGCGGCAAACATGGTGGCGGGTAAAGACCCCGAGACTGCTGCTAAGACTGCTCTTGTCCAAACTGGCATACAAGGCACAGCGGATTTAATCTCCACCGCACAAGCGGCTAAATACATCGAGAATCTTCCCATTCCCGATTACTTGAGTGCTGGCCCTGCCACAACGAGCGCAGATGTAATGGCGACATTTCCGGAGACCAATCCGGCAAACATTCAAGGCCCACCGGAGACCGTTGATACAACACTGCTAGACCTATCAACTGCTGCGCCAACCACACAGACATACACCTATGAGGATGGAAGCACCCTAACGGTTGATGAAACTGGCGGTGTAGTTGGTTATACAGATGCAACCGAAACCCCATATACGGGCACTGTAGACACTCCGGATAGCCCACTTACAAAAGCGCAGATTGAGGGCATGATTAAACTCGGTCTTACTGTGGCTGGCGCAAGTGCAGCGGCTAATGCAGTGCAAGATGCCATATCTAGCGGTGGTGACACGACCACACAGACCGGATTCCCATTCACTCCGAGCGACATATCCGGATGGGCACGACCCGAGTACACACAGACCTTTCAAGGCCCAATAGACCTAAACTCACTGTTTACCACTGACAATCTGTTAGGCGGCACTCAATGGGCTGGACTGCAAGGCAACCAATTCGCCAATATCCCGCAAGTATCAATGTCTGACTTCATATCGAGTATCCAAAATGGAAAAGTTTGAACTTGCCAAAAATCTGCTCTCCGATGAATTCTTCTTAGAAGAAATGGAAGCATTAAAGCAATCTGAATTGCTGAATATAGTTAACTCCGCACCGGAAGATATAGAAGCGCGAGAACTTGCATATTTAAAAATTCATGCTTTACAATCAATTAAAGGCCACTTTGAATCAATCGCTGCCACAGGGCAAATTGTGAAAAAGCGGTGGAAGATTTTGTAGTCGTTGACTACACCGTAGCACTCGGATAGTGCTGACAAAATGGGTTAGAAATGAGTGATAACACGGCTCCGCAAGGAAGTGAATCGCTGAATGTGGAACAAGCTGCTTCTGCATTCTTTGGGTTAATGGACTCTGAACCGAACGCCGAAGGCCAAGTCGAACAGAGTGCAGATTCAGAGAATGAGGAAAGCGTTGATTCCGAGTTGGTGGATTCTGAAGAAGTTGAACAAGACAAACCGAGCACTTTTCGAGTCAAAGCGGCTGGAGAAGAACGCGAAGTAACTCTCGATCAACTTATTGAGGGCTATCAACTTGGGGCCGACTACACAAAGAAAACCCAAACGCTTAGTGAACAACGCAAGGCCGTAGAAGCGGAACGAGCGAAGATTGACGAAGCAAACAAGTTAAGAGATCAGTATGCTCAACGCTTGCAGATGATGGAACAATTCCTAAGTCAGCAAACGAAGGGCGAGAATTTGGATGCTCTGAAGGAAAGTGACCCCATCGGGTATGCGGTAAAGGTAGCAGAACAGCAGCAACGCAAGGAACAACTTGCAGTTTTGAAGGCAGAACAGCAACGCATTGCACAACAGCAACAAGCGGAACACTCTGAAAAACTTCAAAGCCACATTGCTCAAGAAAGCCAAAAACTTTCTAGTTCGATACCCGGCTACGCAGACCCAAAGGCTGGAGACCAAATCCGAAAGGATATTCGGGACTATGCCAAGTCGATCGGGTGGACTGACCAAGAGTTAGCCAATGTCTATGATTCTCGTGCTGTATTGAGTCTGTATCACGGTATGCGTTACGCTGCTTTGCAAAAGGGCAAGCCGGAAGTATCTAAGAAGGTAACCGAAGCACCCCGAATGATGAAAAGCGGAGTATCTCAACCGAGAGACAATCAAGAACAGCACAAAAAAGCAGTGGCGCAATTGCGTAAGACCGGAAAAGTCCGAGACGCCGCAAATGCGTTTGAACGGTTCGTTTAATTTAAGGATTCAATCATGGCAACCTACCAAACCTATACCTCCATCGGTCAACGGGAAGACCTTTCCGATGTTATCTACTCGATCTCACCAACGGACACTCCATTTATGTCGTCCATCGGTAAAGCCAAAGCAACCGCTACCAATCACGAATGGCAGACCGATGCTCTCGCATCTGCCGTTTTGACCAACTACGCAGTTGAAGGCGATACCGCATCTGACGCTACCATTGGTGTGACCACTCGTGTGGGCAACAAAACGCAGATCAGCCAAAAGACCGTGAAAATCTCCGGCACTTTGGAAGCTGTGGACAAAGCTGGTCGTAAGTCTGAGAAGGCTTACCAATTGGCTAAAGCCTCTGCTGAGATCAAGCGCGACATGGAAACCACTCTGTTGTCAAACCAAATCAGCACGAACGGTTCTTCTAGTTCTGCTCGTAAGTTGGGCGGTTTGCAAGCATGGTTGGCTACCAACTACAGCGGTGGCACTTCCGGTGTTGCTGGTGCAAGCGGCACGACTGCTCGTACCAACGGCACGAACCGCACCGGCACTGAGGACATCATGAAGGCTGTCATCAAGTCGGTTTACTCGGCTGGTGGCAATCCCAAAGTCTTGATGGTGAACCCCGGTCACAAGCAATTGGTCTCGACCTTTGCAGGTATCGCGGCACAGCGTTACATGGCTCCATCAGATCAGCCAACCACTATCGTGGCGGCGGCAGACCTTTATATGAGCGACTTCGGAACTATCTCTGTGGTTCCCAACAGGTTCATGACCTCCACCAATAGCTGCGATGACACGATGTTCATTTTGGACACTGACATGGCTGCTGTGGCCTATCTGCGCCCCTTCCAAACCAACGAGTTGGCTAAGACGGGTGATGCGGAAGTCACTCAATTGCTGGTGGAATACACCCTGCAAGTGAACAACGAAGCTGCACACGGCATCGTTGCTGACATTACTCCCTAAGAGTGAATGCCCCCATGTTTAACCGCATGGGGGTTTTTCTATGACCGAGTTTCGTAAATCTGTTGCTCACGCCGATGGCGATGGCGGCATCATTGTTGAAACACGACAAGATGTAACTGAGATCATTGGACAAAATCGCAAAGAATTCAATTCCTTTGACGAACGAGCAAAATGGTCAAATGATATGTTTGGCAACAAGATCGCCTCTATACCGTTGACGGTGATTGATGATCTAAACGCGAAAGGCATCATGCGGGGGTTTGCTGTGGTAGACCAAAAGCGCATGAAAGAATGGCTTAACAGTCCGGACAATCGATTTTTTAGAACACGACCGGGGCGCGTATGAGCATTGCTACATTTTCTGAACTGAGCACAGCAGTTGCCAACTATTTGGCCCGTAGTGACTTGACAGATCAGATTCCCGACTTCATCCGGTTTGCAGAACTGAGACTTCGCAGAGAATTGCGGATTCGGCAAATGCTCAAATCTGTGACCACTACGACTACGAGTGGTGACGGTACGGTAGAGATACCCTCTGACTTTCTTGAGGCACGAGACTTCTATGTAACGGGGAACCCTCCTCAACCGCTTAGTTTCTTGTCTCCATCGGTATTTATCAGAAACACTGACTCTCATGTTCGCGGGAAACCGTTGAACTACACAATTTTGGCGACTGAGTTTCAGTTAGCCCCAATGCCGGACAATGTATATACACTTCAATTGCTGTATTACTCTGCTCCGACATTCCTATCAAGCGGAAATTCAAGCAATGCGTTTATGGCGAATGCGCCGGATGCTTTGCTGTACGCTGCTCTCTTAGAGGCAGAACCGTACATCATGAACGATGCAAGAATTCAGACATGGGCGACCATGTATCAAAGGGCAATCGACACATTGACTCGCTCAGACGAGACGGCTCAATACTCGGGTGTACCACTCGCAATGACTTTATCAAAGAGGTAAAAAATGGCTGCAATGTCGAACTACTTAGAGAATGCTCTTATCAATGAAGTCTTACGGGCCACCGGATATACAGCACCTTCTACTGTTTATGTTGCTCTGTTTACGAGCGACCCTACTGATGCTGGCAGTGGTACTGAGTGCAGTGGTACGAGTTACGCTCGTCAGTCTGCTACTTTTGCTGCTCCCTCTAATGGTGCTTCTAGCACTAGTGCAGATATCAATTTCCCGCAAGCTGGTGGCTCATGGGGAACCATCACCCACTTTGGGATTTTTGATGCTCTCACTACTGGCAATCTGTTGGTACATGGTGCTTTGACCACTTCTAAGACAATCGACACGGGCGATGTGTTCAAAATCGCTAGTGGTTCACTGACTGTCACCTTTGCGTAATGGCAGATGTTTGTGGCCCATTCACGCTTGAACAGCTAGACCTATTCGGGAGTATCGATAGTCTAGCCTTCTCGCTTGATTCAACCGTTTGGACAGATGCGAATGTTTGCATCTTAGAAGCGGCGGCATCCGCATCGGGTGCAGGGTCAGTCAGCGCAAGCCCCATAGCGATATTGGTGGGGGCATCGTCTGTCAGTGGTGACGCACAAACGCAGATTACTTACATTCGTGTAAGGAACTTTAGTTCATCGGTAAACAGTACCGCTAGTTCTTCATCTGATTCACAAGTCACCTATGTATCAAGTGCCTCAATAACGGGGCTTGCAACGGTCTCGGGTGACGGGACAAGGGTAAGGTTAGGTGCGGGGTCAATAAGTGGCATAGCGACCGTTCTAGCGGCTGGAAGCGGCATATTCTCAAGCGGTGCATCTGTATCCGGCTCTGCTTCCATTGTTGGTGACGGGTTTAGGGTAAGGCAAGGCGCGGCTAGTTTGTCCGGTGAGGGTACGGTCTCTGCGACTCCAATCAGAATCAGAACCTCTAGCGGGTCGGTTAACGGGACTTCTAGCGTCTCGGCTCTCGGTGGATTGGTATCGAGTGCGGCGGGGATACTTGAAGGAATAGCGACTGTCTCGGCTGTGCCATCGGTGACAGTTCAAGCACAAATGTCAATCAGTGGGACGGTAACGATTTCTTGCATTGGCATCCGATTGGGTGACAATTGGTCGAATGTCGCGGCTGACACGAACACATGGACAGATGTTAGTGTTGGTGGGAACACATGGACAACGGTAACTGCGGACGCGAGTACATGGACAGATGTGGGAACATCGGGAAATACATGGACAGACACGGCAACGGGTTCAAATGATTGGTTAAGGAACGGATGATGCCTACTCAAAGAAT